AGGTAGGGCAGATGTAGCAAGTGCAACAGGTAATAATCAATTATCAATAAGTTCCGGCGCTCTTACTAATGTTACTTGGATAACGGGTAATTCATCCGGCGGGATTAATTCTAAAGCAGAAGTTGTAGCAGTATCGAGCAACACAACACTTACTCTAGCACAAACAGGTGCTTATATTTATTGGACAGGTGGAACATTAACTTTACCTGCAAGCGGAACAGCAGGAACACAATATACTGTAATTAATAACACAGGTGGTAGTGCTACTGTTGCAGTTAATGGTAGTAACTGTTCTATGGTAGCAGGTTTTACAAGTGCAACAAACGCAACCACAGCGATAGCAGACCATGAGTTAGCCTCATTCGTTTGTGTTACTGCTAACACTTGGATTCAAGTAGGTTGATAGTATGAGTTTTATGGGAACAGTAGGTTCAGTCGCACAGGCAGGGCAAGCCACAGTCGGTGGTTCTGCACCAACAGGGGTAAGTATAGCAACAGGTTCTAGTGGTAACTATGACAATGCTTTATTTACGGGAGATTTAGTATATGATAACGAAGGTGGTAATTCACCGGATGTTCATATATTTAATCCTACAAGTTCATTTAATTATAACTCGACTGACAATATTTATCTAGTAAGTAAACAAGTTGATATTGCTGATTTTAGCGGTTTTAATGGTGTTGCAGGTGGTTCAGATATTGTACTAAAGGCATATTGTAGGGCAACTAACGCAACATCATTCCAATGGACTATGGTTTTAGATTCTGAAACAAGCCTTACAAATGTATCAATGAGTGTTTATGCTGCGGGTGGAACATCACAAGATAGCACAGGTAGTAGTGGGGCGGCTGTTATGAGAATGACTTTTGGTGGAAGTAAAGCAGGGTATTTATTTCCCGAAGATGGTGATACATTGGCATTAAAATTACAATGCACCGCTACTAATTCAAATGGTAGCACAGCAGCCACACCCTTACTGATTAAGTTTAAGTACACTTCTTGATTAATACTAAATCTTTATTAAACTCTTATGTGGTGGAAATAATATGGCTTTAACCGTATCAATAGAAACAGCGTTTGGATTAACTTGTGCAGAAGCACACACAGTAATTAGAGAGTTTAGAATGGAAAAAGAAGTTGCAGAAGATGGTAGTAAGTCTTTTACAATAACCTATGGTGGTTTAGTATTTATGGATGCGAGCGCATACGCAGGTGGAAAATCAGCAATTACCGGATTTAATTATCGATTCCCACTAGATATAACAGATGGTGCAGACCAAGAAAACTTGTTAAAACAATGTTATCTTAACCTAAAAACACAAACACCTTTTACTGATGCAATAGATGCTTAGATATATCTATACGACACTACGTTGACTTCGTACCATGCGTGATGGTGGAGAAGGCGTATTGCTCGGTATATTAATTTTAGGTTTATTATTAGCATCCACAGGCACACCTTCCATAGAAGAATATGAAAGAAACGGCACTATAACTTGCAGAAGTGTTAGCGGAGAAATAATAGAAAAAGAAGCACCCTTTAATATTATAGTTGAAGTCGATGATAACGTTGCCGGAGAAAGAAGTACATATAATGTTTTTGTATCACCGGAAGTCTTTGCTAATTATAGTGTAGGTGATAAACACGAAGAATCTATATGTACATTTACTGACTACGAATACTTTAAATCTATTATAAGACAATTAAAAGAAAGTGGTATTTTAGACTAACTCTTTAAGTATGGGGTAGGTTAAGACTAGAATGTGTCTGATGAGGACAGGAGTATACGCAAAGGTAAAATTGTGTATAGACCGCCCGAAAAGTCATATACCAATGTAAACATTGAAGAGACACTTCATGGCTTCAAGGTATATCGGGTAGGGTCTAACAAACCTTTTAGTGTGATTCCATTTTCAGCAGTAACACAAATAATATATGAGCGTGAGTAAAATGAGTGGAAATAACACAACAAACACAACAACAGAGACTTGCATAAATGCACTTAATGAGACAATAAACTGTATACCTTTAACTTCGTCATCTCTTATGGATGATATAGAAGTATTGATATTAGCAGTAGTAGCACTATTAGGTATAGGTGTATGGGGTTACAAAAAGTTTTTGGCTCTAAATGCTGACGGAAAAATATCTCTTGATGAGATTTTAGATTCTGTTGATGAGGTTAAAGAAAAGGTAGAAGAAGCAAAGGATGAAATTGAGAAGATAGAAGATACTCTTGATTCTCACAATGTTTCAGAACTAAAGGTTATGCTTAAAGAAGCAGGTCTTTCTGTTAGTGGTAAGAAAGCAGACCTTGTTGCCCGATTAAAGGCACACAAGGAAGGGCAGTAATTGACAGATGACGTAATAAGTTTAAGATTAGATAACTTAGAAAACACAGTCGAAAGACATGAAAGGTTGATAGAGCAATTAGTTCAATCTCAAGTTAATATGCAAACAGGTCTTGCTAAAGTTGCTACTGAATTGGAAATAACTAACGGTCTAATAGGTTCTTATATGTCTAATATGCAAAAAATTATTTTTGCCTTAATAGCAATAGTAGCAGGTGCTATGGGTATTTCCACACAGATGTGATAATATGAATCAAGAAGAATGGCATAGTTGGTGTAAAGATGTTAGCGATAAACTAGGAAACCTTGAAAAGACACTCCAAGCGTATCATAAGTTACAGAAGCGTATGCTTTTGATTATGATTACAGGTTTTACAGGGAGTTTAGGATATGGTATATTATTGTAGTAATGCTGATGCAGGTTCAAGATTAGGGTTAAACAGCGCACAAAGAACCCAAGCATCAACACGTATTAACTCCGGTATTCGTAGGGCTAGTATAGACATAGACCAAACATTTAGAGATTATGGTCGAGACGTTCCTAGTAAATCAATAGCAGACACTACCGCTAACGGTGCGGTAAGTGCGGGTGCTACTACTATGACATTGACTAGCGCATCCTCATTTGCGACAACAGGTAATGGTAATATAGATGGAGACTCATTTCTTTGGACAGGTAAAGATGCTAGTAATGCTAATATATTAACAGGAGTTAGCGGTGTTAGCGCAGACCACGCAACAGGGGTTGTAGTACAAGCAGGAGAAATGGCTCATATACTAAGAGAGATATGTGCCGACCTAGCGGCGGCTTATTATATGGAAGATGAAGGTACTTTCCAAACCACAGGCGCAGAAGGCTCTATGCGTGGAACTACACTAAGAGAAAGAGGGGAGTTTAATTTAAAAAGATTGGCTCACTTAGGTAGTGTGGATTAGGTGAAACAATGGCTAGATATGGTTTAGTTAAAGTTCCTTATACACATCCGGGGTTTCCCGATACAGGTGCAACAGATACTTTTAAAAAAAATGCTAAATCTTCATTAGATGAAGGGCAGCAAGAAATGGATAAACTTGCTCAAAAAATAAGAGTTAAGAATGGGCCGAAAGGAGAGCAGTTGCGGAAAAGAAAAAATGCCGCTAGATTTAATAAAAAACAAAATGATTCACCGATGAAGTTTGACTTTTTCTTTGACTCTGCGGCCTATGAAATAATTAATAAACAGATAAGAGAGCAGATTAAAGAAGGTATGAAAGGTTTTATAGATTCAGCAACACGACAGGCTACTAAAGATACTAAAGCACAGATTAAAAATATGCCTAGAAAGTTTAAGGGTAAACTAAACCCTACTAAAAAAGCAGAGGGAGACTTTTACGATACTATTGCAGACTCATTAGGTTATGAGGAAAGAGGTAAGAACAGGCAACCAAATCAATTTACATCATTTACTGCGGGTCATTTGACACAGCCAATAGGTAGTAGGGGTGCTAATCTTTTAGAACTGCAAGGCAAAGGGCCATTCAGAATGACACGAAGCCCATTTGGTGGAACTAAAAGACTTGGTAACAGTAGTATTATAGGTAATTTAAAGGGGCGTTAAAATGGCAATAGCAACAAAAACACAGTATTGGTCTAGCCGAATGATAGGTAATGACCCTACATCTTTAGATGGTACTTTCAACGCAGACTTTACAGCCTCTAGCGGTGGCGGTTCAGCATCCGGTGGTGATTGGGTTATAACTAATGGCGTATACATAATTGCACCAACAGGAACGGCGAACACTTTAGTAGCAGTATTAGAGTATACAACCGCACCCGATGACGGTACTGTTCTTATGAAGATAGATGACGGTACAAAAAAGGTTGAAGTGCAGTCAACAGGAAGTAATACATCTCTTAAGTTAGTAGGAACTACCACAGTTACTATTACAGACTTAGATTTGGCTAAAGCAGAAGATAACCCTACAACCTTGATTTTGCGTCTTACACTCAACGGTAGTGATGCTAGATTATACACGCATGAGATTATCAACGATGATGACGGTTCTGCTGTCTATAAGAGCGTTACAGCCGCTTCTTCGGCTTCGGCAGGGGTAGTGTGGGGTAACACAAGTGGAAGCGTTAAATGGGCCTCTATTTACCATTCTAAGTTTGGTGCGTTTAGCCCCGAAGAATTACTACTATCCGACTTTGCTCAAGATACCTTAGCACGTATGGGTTTGGCTGTCGTAGCGCAATTAAAAGACAGCACTAGACCATACCTAAAAACACAGGTTTCTGATTCGTCTATTGTTTATGGTTATGATATATCATCACAAATGTTAAATAGGTTAATAACTCCGACAATACACGTTTTGGTTGAAGAGTTAGGTTCACCTAGTTTTGAGTCATTAGGTGGTGGAAAAATAACACAGGAGTATGATGTTAAAGTTTTTGTTACCGTAAAAGGAACTAATTATGAAAACGCATATCGTCATGGTCTAAATATTCTAGGAGAAATATTTGATGAACTATACACTCAAACAGGGTTGAAAGCGACAACCGACAGTATTATATCCTATGACGCACAGTTAGATTCTAAAATGGATGATGATGAAACGGTATGCGTTCACACGCTTACTATGACATATATGCGAAGAATAGATATGCGACACCGATGATAATGTTAATAAGTCATTAGTATCGTAAGTCAACCACATAGAGGTGCTACTATGACAAATGAGATACTAAATAGATACGTTTCCCTAGAATTAGAAGATGTTTACGGGGTTGAAAACTCATCAGCAAACCCCATTTACAGAGGCGAAGTTGACGATGAATCGTTTGCTACACGAAAAGATTTACTAACAAGACAAGATATGAGCCACTACGCTTCTGCTAAGTCCGTTACAGGCGGAGAATATTCAGAAGGCGGATATAATATGGCCGTGCAAATAGATAAGTTTTTGGGTGCTACATTACTATCGTTTTTCCCAAAATATAGTGAAGATAGCGACATTCATTTGTTTGAAGAACCTGTTACAGGAACAGAAGGAACAGCAGGAGATATACCATACGATTCATTTACAATTCGTATAGGAAGAGAAGAAAAAGAACACACATATGTAGGTATGATGGCTAACAGGTTATCACTAAGCGCAAGTGTTGGTGAATATGTTACTATGTCTGCTGATTGGGTAGGATGCACAGAAAAAGATACAACTTCTATAACATCATCAGCACTTGCCTTTGATGGTGATGCTCTTGACGCACTATACTTTGCTAATGGAGAAGTTACATTCAATAGTAATAATTCAGTAGCAACAGGTATTGTTAAGTCAGTTTCCTTTGAAGTAAACATGAATAGAGACACAGACAATGCTTACGCACTAGGTTCTTCAACGTATGTTCGTGCGCCACCTTCACAAAGGATGGAAGTTACAGGCACACTTGAGTTTAACCAAGTTATACACACAGCAGTAGCAGGTAGCCCAACTTATGATACATTAATAGACGAAGATGGATTGGCTTTCAATCCGGATTCAAGTAATGACGCTCTTAAATTAGTTTTCAAAGAAGAAGATGGTAACGGTGGCTCATCATCAACTGATTATATGGAAATACAATTCTATAATGTTAGATTTGAAGCGCCGGAATCAACTGTAAGTGGAAGAGACACACAGACAATGAGTGTAGGTTTCGTAGCACTATATGATGATACAGCAGAAGCAGTTATGGATGTTCAGTTAAAGGGTGGTAGTATGGGAACAGCCTTAATTGATTGGAACGGTGCTTGATTAAGATGAGGGATTTCATTGAAGCATCCGGTAGGGATGTACCGGAAGGAGATATGGAAAGACTTTTACTTATGAAACAGTATAAATTACAACGCTATCTTAGAAGATACCCAATGAAGGCAGAAGTAGTGCAGGTAGTAATGCCCGTAGTCGATGAAGAAGAGTAATTCTTTAAATAACCCTACAAGTCATGTTAAACTAGAGCGCAGTAGCGCATAGTGAAGTGAAACCAATGCCGGTTATGAAGAAAGAAATAGAATTAGACGATGGAACAAAGATATGGGTAAGACAGGCTTCCGGTATGGAAAGACTGAAAATTACCAACATTCAAGGAAAAGCATTCCGTAAAATGGCTCACGCAGGAGAACCTGCTAATTGGACAGATGAGCAAAACGAAGAGTTTGCTACAATGCTTGATGAAATGGGTGGAAATGTTGAAGAACAGATGAGTGCATGGATTCCACCATGTATTATTGATAGTGATGTTGATATTAACACACTTACTTTTGAAGAGTTAAATGAGATACTTTCGTTTGTCAGAGGGGATGACACGGAAGGCGCAGTACCTTTTCAGAGTTCCTAATGGTTGCACCTAGCCTGTGCATGGCATTTAAAGGAACACTACCGTCTGATTTATGGCTAAAGTATTCTGTTGAGGGTGGCCGCCACCTAATGGAATTAGACCTTATTATAGCCGCAAACATAAATGACAAAATATCAGACGCTACCGACAAAGCAAAAGATGGTAAAAGTATGGTTGCTAGACGCAACCAAAGGCGTAAACAACGCAAACTATTATCAAACAATAGCGATTTATTTGAATCGTTGAGAGAAAGCGGGGTTGAAATAGTGAACGACCCAAAGAGTAGCGGTGAAGGTAAATGATAGAAACAAGTCTGTTACTAGGTTACTTTACCCCTCTTATTTTCATAAGCATGGCCGCCGCTATGGTGGTTTTACGTGCAGGTGCTTCAAGAATATTCTTCGACATCGTAGGAACGATGCAAGTCAATAAATTAATTAAAGATTCTAAAGCATCCGCAACAATTATCGAAGCGTTATATGTTGACGCTTTAGTTGGTGTAATGGAAGGTGTCGGTGAATTAGGCGAAGGTTTTGTCGCTCTGATGGATGATATTATCCCTATTGGAAGAGAGATAGGTGAAGCACAACGTCAGTTTGAGAAGTTCGTAAACACAGGTGAGGATTTAGGCGCATTAAACGCAGAGATTATAGAGATAGGACATGGGTTTGGTTTTGCCGCCGATGAATCCTTTGAAGCCGCCGCTAAGATGGCTCAATTAGCCGGAGTGTTGGGGCAAGGTTCAACTGCTACCGGAACAGAAATGGGTATGGCCTTTGGTCTTATATCCGGTATGGACACCGAATCTGCTATGCAGAGGATGGTAAACTTAAACCAACAGACAGGGTTTATGACAAAAGGTATAGATGAAAACTCAACTGCCGCACAGAGAAACAATGCTATTAGAGAAAATACAATGCGTATCTTAGACCAACTTAACACGGTTGAGAATACTTCTGCCGCTACTATGTCGCAGATAACTTTCGTGATGAATCAATTCGCTTCACAGGCTCACCTAACAGGTGAAAGTCTTGCGGGTATGGCGGCTATGTCAGCCGTTCTTATTGAGGCGGGTGAAGAACAAGGTAAGGGTGGTAGGGCTATAAGAACAGTATATGCTCGTCTTGGTGCTGATACTAACGGTGCTAGAAGAGAAATAGAAAAGTTAGGTGTTGCTGTTATAGACCAAGAAACAGGTGCTATGAGACCACTAACTGAAATATTAAACGATGTATCAGTAAAGTATCAAGGTATGACAGGTGAACAAAAGTCTAACTTGGCTCAAACCGTAGCGGGTAACTTACATTATACTCGTCTTATTAAACTTCTTGAAGGTACAGCAAGAATGCAAGAATTACAAACTGATGCTTTAGAAGGCACATTCCCTGCTTATGAGGAAATAGAAAGATTACAAGACACTAATCTATTCCAACTTGAGCAAATGGAAGCAAGATTGAAAAGCACTAAGGGCGCACTTGCAGATGAATTGATGCCCGCAGTAACACATTCAACAGAATTAATGTTAGTATTTAATGACACATTACTTCAAGTAAGTCAGATGAAAGGTATTGGTGGTGTTTTCAAAGGGCTTTTTGCCGGTGCGGAAACAATAAAAACTATGGTTGCACCGTTTGTAACAACAATAGTTTCTGTTATGAATCTTCGTATTGCTTTAGAAGCACTAAACCATGTTAAAAGAGCCATGAGTGGCGAAGATATGTTTAGGCTTCAAACAAGTAATGCGGCCAACGCCGCACAAGCCGCAGAAGCAGGGTTTGTTAAAGGAACGGTAATACCTACAACAAAAGAACAAATACAAGCAACAAAAGACCAAATACAAAGATACCAAGAGTTAGCAGATAGATTGAGAGCCGCAGAAGATGGTGAAAGAAAATATGCCGAAGCATTAAAACAAACTGATGATTTAATTAACAGGCATAAAATGAATCTAATGGGTAAAGATGAAGTAGCAAAACAAGAAATGGCTAATCAACAATTAAGCACTAATCTTATGAACGGTTATACTATGGGTCTAGTAGGTGCAGGTTCAGCCATGATGATGTTTTCAGGAAATCAAAAAATGATGAGAGCAGGTATGTTATTAAATACGTTTGCTATGGCTATACAAATAGTAAAAATGGCGGCAAGCACGGCGGCTAAAATTAGAGATAGTATAGCAACAGCACAAAACAATGTGGTTGAAGGACAGGCTATTGTTACTAAAAACCTTAGTGGGGCGGCAAATCTATACTTGGCGGCAACGGCTAATCTTGCTAGAATAGGTATAACAGGACTAGCGGCTACTACGCTTCTTACTTTAGGCCCAATAGGTTTATTAGCGGGTGCGGCTTTATTACTTTCTAGTGCTATGGGTGATGTAAATAAAGAAATAGAAGATATGAGCGCATTAACAAGTATAGCGGAAGCGGCTGAAATTGCTAGTGATATGACAACCGACCAAATAACAACTGCGATAGCAGAACAAGATAAAATTATTAACGATTATAAGGATGGAACAAGTGATGTATCTAAGGCTTTGGTGGCTGATGCTAGACAGACTAAAGCAAACCTTGAAGGGGCTTTAGACTTCTCAATATTAACTACTACCGACTCTGATGACTTAAATAGAATGGTAGGTTTCATGGATGACTTAGGTATAGTTATGGATGACTTTAAAACTTTTGGTGGTATAAACCCTATAACCGGAGAGGTAGGTAAGGGAGACTTCTTCAAGATGCTAAAGGGTGGAACAACAGATATAGATGATTACTTTGAAGGGGTTGATGCTCGTAATGCACTTGAAAAATTATCAGAAGAAGATATGGAAATATTAAAGGTATTGTATAGAAATAGTCTAAACAGTAGTGCTGAAATAGAAAGTTTTACAGAAACAATGATAGGAAGTGCAGAAGATTCTGCTACTGCGGCAATAGATAGTGTAAACAATGTAACACAAGCAGGTATAGATAATCTCTATGAGTTTAACAACGCTAGAGAAGAGTTATTCTATGGGTTTAACTCAAGTAATCTAACAGGTGATTTGATTAGACAGGTTCAACAACAAGGAGTCGAAAATCTTATCACCAATACAGAATTAATTGTAACTAATAACTTTAACGGTACTATGATGACTATGGGAGAAATAGTTGATACGATTTCAGATGAAATAGCAAGTAGATTAAATCTAACTGTTTCAGGCAACTAGGTGTTAATATGGTAAGGACTGTAAAAAAGAAATATCAAGTATGGCTTGCGGGCTATTACGATGACTTCAATGGTGCTAGAGCCATAGCAGATTTCAACAATACCCCAACCACAACTTATACTCATTTGAATAGTCATTATGGTAATCCTCTCAACGGTGAGGCATTCTTAAATCCTCGTTATAGATGGTCTGTTGAAGAAAGAGAGCAAGATAGTAATGCGGGTAATAAAATATCCACAACAGCAAATAATAAATTACAAAACGATGGTATATTTGAGTGGCTTACATTTGACGATACAAGATTAGAAAATGATGATTGGGAAGGCAGAATACAATTACAATATCCCGATGGACACGTTGCTAACAGGTATAAGTTTAATGCTGATAACGCATACGGTAGTTATTTTTACCATAGATTTATTAACGGACACGATAGTAATGGTTCTTACATAGTGCCTGTCGGTGATAACGATTCTTCTTTTGGTCGAGCAGACATGAAAAGATATGATGAAACTAACTATGAGGCTAAAAACGCAGGTAAAACTTCAACGACAGGAGACTTCGTACAAAGAGCGCATCTTACAGGTGTATGGATGGGCGAGCAGTTAGCACAAGCAGACATAAGTGTTAACGCACCTACACAATTATTTGCCGAAGTTACTTCTCCCTCTAAACAACCATTCCTATGCGTACAAACCGTTAGAAAAAATAATAACGATGACGGCGTTTCACAGAACGAAGGTAAATATCCTACTATCGTATATGACGGTGCGCTTAACTCACGACTCGATGGAGATGTATTTACTACAAGAATAGCGGTGCGTGGTTTCGCCGCATCTAGTAGCATGGCTACATGGTCTGATATGAAAGTAGTTTTTGAAATAGGCTACCCTACGGCACAAGCAGGTATACTAACAGACGAAGGCTACACAGGTATACCCGCTATTGAACAAACACTAAACTTAGAATCTTATGTAGGCGCAAGCGGTAATCTTAGTTATGATACACAAGGACTTCTAACAAGCAGTAATTCTTGGTCTTATACAAACGATAATTCTTGGCTTGACGTTGATTTCGTATTTAACTATTCCGACACTACCTATGATTGGTATGTAAATGGTGTAAAACAAAATAGCACACCGGAAAATATGAATGCCGGAACTACTGCCGCAGGTATTTATGGTTATCAAATAACTATGGGTTCTGATGCTACAACTGATAATGAGTATGGTTATGTTTCTTATCTGATGCTAGATAGAGCAGGTCTTGTTAGATACTTAACAGATGATTATACTTCTTCTGATGAAGCATTAGTAAATAAATTAACCGTAAAACAAAGTACCAATAACATATCTAATTGTGTTGTTAGTATGTGGGATGACCCAAGTTTAACTAGCGGTGCTAGAGGAAATGTTGCTACTGATTATTTACTTAGTCTTAGAAGTTTATTTGTTTCTTCTTCTCCTGTTGATTGGAACTTATTAGTGTTTGGTGATGCTGATAAAAGAATAGACCGACCTATTTGGAGAGGCGTTATAGATTCTTTTAACATAACACAAAAAGGAAGAAGTAGAGAATTGACACTAAAGGCTCTTGATTCAATGGAAGGGTTGAACAAACAAATACCACTTTGGGATGTAGGGCAAAAGGCCGACAGAGAAACAGGAGACTCAACACAATATTGGGAGTATGATGCTCAAGGATTTAGAGACTCTATGTATCTTGGTGGCGGTAAATTAAAACTACTAAACGCTGATGTAGGATTTGATAAAAATAGTAACTATTTAGAAACGTCAACACAAAGAACACAGTTAGGTTCGGGTCATCCTATACAGATGTATAACAATGAAAATGCGAATGTCGGTCCAAATAACATAGAAGATTCTTATGAGGGCGTAGGTATACTTGGTTTTACCGAAAAAGGAATAGCAGATACTAACAGTACCATAGTAACTAACACTAAAACTATCGCCATACTTTCAAATGATAGTCATGGTATTTCCGATGGTGATACTATTAGTATACAAAACACAACTAACCATAACGACACCACAGTAACCGTTGAATCGGTAAGTGGTGTTGAAATTACAATAGATGACGCACAGTTAGCATACACACCTGAAAGTGCAAAAATAGTATTTATGGGTAGGGATAGTTTTGTGAGTGGTGCAGACAGTTTTGTAAACGATGACGGTACTACTAATGATGCGGGAGAATCAAACGGTATAATGTATGTAGGTCTAACAGCATGGGATGATTTTATAGAGCATCACCCTGTTGCTTCTGATTACGATAATAGTACCGGCCCGCATACTATGAAAATAGTGTTTGATTCTGACCCTAATCTAAAAATAGGCGATACCTTTTATGCTAATAGAAGAAATATTAACCATCAGATACCATCTTCCACTTTTACTTTTTGGAGTGGACAGTTTAAAGTTAAAAATATTACTAAGTTTAGAAACTATTACACCGGATTAACAAATAATCCTTCTATTCTTTGGATGATTGATACTTATTCTTACGGTGTTAATAACACTACCGATTTTGGTAATATGCAAAGTAGTGGTGGTTTATTGGTAGGTAACAATAGGTATCAATGGTCTAAGGATAAGGGTATGGTGTCCGGTGTTTATACTACTAATGGGGCTAAAGTAAATCATAGAGCGATACACGCTAGATGGATGCGAGATTTACCGCAAAGCCTGTGGTTTCAATATCACTTTGGTAAAGTTAAAGAAAGACCACTTAATTACAAACCGCCTATTGGACAAACAGGTAGTATAACAAGTACACAGGCTTTGGGGTATTCTAAAATAATATATCAAACGCAAGGTGATATAACACCTACTACTACAATGTTGGCTGTTGACGAAGGCGCTTATACAACTGCTTTATCATCGGGTGGTATAGGTGAATTATGGTTTGCACCAAGAGTAAACGGCACAGGAGAAAATTGGTTTAAAGCAACAGAATATCAAGAAAAGTTTATTTATCAAAGTAAACTAGCAATAGATACTACGGGTAATGGTTCAGCAGACTCTTGGTTTTTAATAGGAGTAAAATACTTAAACTATACCTATAAAGAAACAGGGGCAAGCGACTATACAATAGATGGACAAATCGGCAGACTCTTTGTTAAATTAGCAGATATAGATACAGACTATAAACATCTTTGGTTGCTTTGGTCTGACATGAGAAATAACGGTTTGGCTAACGCTGACGCATCCACTAGAAAACAAAAGTTTGGATTACAATATCCTATATCTGATAACTATGAGTTTGATTTATTTTACATAGACCAAGTTAATGAAAACGGAGAAATAGATAAGTTCGCTTCCTTAAAAGCAGGAGACGATTTGAGAATATGGAATCTTGATGCTACTACCGACCCTTGTAGTAAAGGTGCATATTCAAAACCTGTCGATTATTCCAACTCACAACAATGCACAATAGCAGAAGTTAGCACTACTACACTAAGAGTAACAGATAACAGTCATGGTTTAGCAGTTGGAGATTATTTTTATCTCTATAATACATTAGCCCACGATGGACATTACAAAATTACAGCAGTAACAACAAATACGTTTGATGTCGCAGGTGCTTGGGCTACACCTAGCACAGTAGACGCAGGTAAAGTATTTCCTAACGCTAATAGTGGTACTACTATAAGTCCTAGAGTATATTATGCACCCGTTACAGGCTCACATAAAGATTTATCCACATATCAAGATTGGGAAGATAAAGCAGGTTCGTTTTTAGTTATAGACTCTTCACCTTTCTTTAACCTTAATACTCATGCTAATGGTGGTAAAACAGGACAGAAAGCAGGTGGTAACACAGACTTAACAGACTATGTAGCAACCGTTGAAGGTAAACCCGCCCTTATAGATAACTATTGGGCTGATGCTACCGCTACTTATCAAACTTTTGATGATGATTTGTTACAACATCCTAATCAAGATAAATTAATATCAGACGCTCAATTATCTCCTTACGGATTTACTAAAGGTGATGTAGGTATAACAGTAAATGATGCTACTAAGTTTGACGATTCGGGTATAGGTATATTAAAAGTAGTATACGACCAAAATAATAATGAAGATGACACCGTTGAATACTTTTTTACTTGGGAAAATAAATTAGAAACCGAATACAATAATAGTGGTGCTAATAATACACCTTCTTACGTTACCTTTGAAAATATACCCTGCGTAAAAATAATTAACGCAGGTGAAACGCATTACGCTAGTGGGCTTAGAGCAGGTATGATGTTAAAAAGAACAGATGGTACAAGTGGGGCAATTACTACTCACACTATAATAAGAGTAGGTGATGAAACAGGCTCTAATGAAGAAGGTAGTAATAGTGATACTACATTATTAATTAGTAGGAATAATGGTGATGTAAATAGCACACAAACTGTTACTTGGGCTACGGATGATACTTATACAGTACCCGTACAACTAGGAAGAACAAGAGTTATTGCTGCTGATACATTTAAAGGAGATAAATCTTGGAAAGGAAAAAGTTTA